CCCAACACAACAAGAACACGACCACGATTGTACAGAATTTATAAACCCTGCTTTAATACCTGTTATGTGGGAAGAGCCATCTATTGTTGGTGGATTAGGTGTTGATTTTACACCCTCTCGCCCAGAAAAAGGTTTTCGTTTTGCACCCCGTATAGCATATTATCACGGGTACATAAATAATCCAAATACATCAAATCTAATAACCCGTTGGACAAGGAGAAATGGTAGTCAACTTGTAAATACACAAACACTAACAACATATCCAAGAGCAACATTTGTAGATTGGGAAGATACAAGTTTCCCATCATTGTCTTATGATGATGAAACTGTAACGCCACCAAATACAACAACCCCAACTACTGTAGATGGTCTTTACACAACATATTGGAAAAATATGATTGACCAATTAAAAGAAAGTCCAAAAATAAGAAAAACATCAATTAATTTAAAAGTCAAAGATATTATCAATCTTGATATGAGAAAATTGGTTTATTTAGATGGTAGTTGGTGGAGAATAAATAAAGTATTAGACTTCTCACCTGCAAAAAACGAAACAACAAAGGTAGAATTAATACAATGGATAGATTTATAAGATATGGCAAAAACAAATACAAATACAACAAACATAGATAATTTAGCAAGTCGTAATATTGACGAAAAATTATCTTTAACACCAGATGGAATAGTACAAGAAGAGAAAGGTTATGTATATGTTAGTCTTACTGTAGATGAGAGTGAATATTTAATGCCCCTTATTTGCACAGATAGTTTTGGGAATTTTCAAAAAGTAGTAAGAACATCAGATGTAGATGACACTATAACCGATAAAATTGATGTTAAGTTAGATAGAGTAAAAGAAGATTATAGTAGTGAAGGCGGGGCATAATTATGAAGTGGAGAAACACATATAAAAAATTAAATGTTGTTGGTGATATACTGATAAAGGGATTGCAAGACACTTTAAGGTTTCAAAGACATAATGCGACAAATAAACTTTCAAATTCTTTTAAGAAGAATAGAAGAAGAAACGCCTTAACTCTTAATATTATTACAAATAGAAAATATTGGAAAATAGTTAATAATGGTAAGTCAGCGTTCAAACCAAATCTTGAAGAGATTTATAGATGGGTGGTTGCAAAAGGTATAAAAGGGTCTGGGAGTTCAAAGAGTCCAAGTGCTATGCAACAAAGAGGTATAGCATTAAGGATAGCAAAGAATATAGCAAGAAAAGGAATACCATCTAAACCTTATGTGGTTTGGACAGAAGGTAATAATTTACAAAGAACAAATTTTGCAGGAGTAACAAAAGAGAAAAAACATAATCAAGTTGTTAATCAAATACAAGGGGGGTTAGTTTCAGATGTTGTTAGAATGATTAAAGACTCAATAAGAACAAATGCTCCTAATGCTAAAACAATATAGAATAAAATAGAAATGGCTACAAATACAGAAAAAATAGTAATACAGGTACAGGTAAAAGGTGCAAAAGATATAAGCAATTTAGAAAAAAGCACAAATAAAGCAACTAAAGCTACAGGGGGATTTACCAAAAATATGATAAAAGCGGGTGCTGCTGTTGGCTCTGCATTAATTATATTTAGACAATTAAATAGAACTATTGGTCAAGGAATAAAAACATTTAGAGATTTTGAGTTCCAAATGGCTAAAGTAAAAGCGATTACAGGGGCTAATAGCGCACAATTTAAACAACTTAACAGCACAGCACAAGAGTTAGGTAGAACAACATTCTTTACTGCTACGCAAGTAGCTGAATTACAGACAAATTATGGTAAATTAGGTTTTACAACAGAAGAAATATTAAATGCTCAAAAAGCAACATTAGATTTAGCAACAGCAACAGATTCAGATTTAGCAAGAGCAGCAATAGTTGCAGGGTCTGCTGTTAGAGGTTTTGGTTTAGATGCTTCAGAAACAGCAAGAGTTGTTGATGTTATGGCAGTTGCTTTTACAAGTTCTGCATTAGATATTGAGAAATGGCAAACATCTATGACTAAAGTTGCACCGATTGCAAAATCAGCAGGTTTCTCTATAGAAGATACAGCAGCGATAATGGCTAAACTTGCTGACTCTGGTATTGAGGCTTCTATTGCAGGTACATCTTTAAGGAACATATTACTTAAAATGCAAGACCCAAATTCAGAGTTAGTAAAATCTTTTGGCAAAACAGTACACTCTTTTGACCAACTTTTACCTGCTATGAAGAAATTTATTGCAGATGGTGGCAGTTTGGTTGAAGTTATGGAAGTAGTTGATTTAAGACAAGCAGCAGCATTTGAGCAAATGCTTACAAGTGCCGAATCTACTGAAGAATTGAGAGATGCTTTATTAGGTGCTACGGGGGCTGCTGCTGATATGGCATTTATTGTTGGAGATACAATGGAAGGTGGATTTAAAAGGGTTACATCTGCACTTCAAGGATTTGCTATAGCAATTATGGAGAATTTTGGTAAAGGTATTCAAAACGCCCTTGACAATACAGCTAAATGGCTTAATAAGATTACAGAAAGTTCAGAGGAAATAGCAAAACTTATATCACAAATAATTAATATAATTAAGTGGCTTGGTATTTATAAAACAGCACAACTCGCTTTAGTTGCTGCTCAAAAAGCATCAGTAGTTGCAATAGCGGCAATGAATTTAGCATTAGGAACTGCTGATATGCAAACAAAAAGACTTATTGTTAGTACAAGAACATTAACTAAAGCTATGTTAAGAAACCCTTACCTTGCTGTTGGGGCATTAATTATTACATTAGGTAATAAATTATTTGACTTAAAAACTAATACAGATGAAGTTACTGCTGCTTGGAAGGAAATGACAAAAGAGATTGGTGGAGAAATGAAGGCTTTTCAATTTAGAGAAAAAATGATAAAACAGTTGAAAGAAGACCTCGTTACGCAGCAAGATATAATTAGAGCAAAACAAGAAACACACAAATTAGACAAAGAGATAGAGGAAGCAGAGAAAGCACTTGATGTAGTACGAATAAACGCAAGAAAAGAAACAGAAGAATGGTTTGATGTAACAGACGACTTGAAAGATGCTTATGTTGCCACGCAAGTAGAAAGTCACAAGTTGCATATAGGAGTATTAAAAAGACAGCGTGACCAAATAAAAGGGTCTATAAAAACTGCTAATGTTATTATAGAGGAAGACAAAAAACAAACAAAGGCAATAGTTGATAATGCTAAATATAGTTCTGGGGCTTTAGAATTATTAGCAGAGAACAAAGCAGATTTTTGGAATAAATTAATGAATCAAGTTGTTAATGGCACAAAAACAATGGAAGAAGCAGAAGATGAATTTTTTGAAATGCAAGTACAACATATAGAGTGGTTGCTTGAATCAGAGGTGCTATCTAATGAAGAGAGAACAAGACTTGAGAAAGAATTACATGCTCTTAAAATTAAGAATATGGATGAGGAAGAGAAGAAAAGGTTAGAACGAAGACAATTCGCACTTGATACCGCATCTGAATTAAACAACGCTTTATTTGAAATAGATAGTCAGAATAGACAAAGGCAACAAGAGCAAGAATTAAAGATACTTGAAGAAAGGAAAGAAGCAGGTATTATTAGCCAACAGCAATACGAAAATCAAGTAGATAAAATAAATGAACAGGCTTTTAATAGAGAAAAAAATGCTAATTTAGGAAAGGCTTTTATGTCAATGGCTTTAGCTATAATAGAGGCAATGCCAAACCCTGTCAAAATGGCATTAGCGGCAACTGCTGGTACGGCACAAATAGCAGTAATAGCAAACCAAAAATATGCAACAGGTGGTATGGTATATGGGAACTCACACGCACAAGGTGGTGAAAAGTTTGCAGTTGGCGGAAGAGTAGTTGAATTAGAAGGTGGTGAGGCAGTTATAAATAAAAGAAGCACATCAATGTATAAACCTTTACTATCCTCAATTAACACTATGGGTGGTGGTGTTAAATTTGCAGATGGTGGATTACTAAATCAAACATCCTTTACGCAATCACAATTTAATGCTATTGGTCAAGCAGGTATGATGGGTGCTATTTCTCAAGGAAGTAAAGTAGTAGTAGTAGAGTCAGATATAACTAACTCACAAAATACAGTAAATGTTATACAATCACAAGCAGGATTTTAATGAAAGATAAAACAAAAATATTTTTAGTTTACATAACAATAATGCTAATTGTATTAGCGTGGGGGATATTAACAAATGTTCGTTGATAAAAAAATAAAAGAAGAAAGGTTAAGTATTTGTAAAAATTGCGATTTTTACAGAAATTTTTTACTTTTGAAAAAACCTAAATGGACAAAAGGTGCAAGATGTGGTAAATGCAAGTGCTTTTTAGACGCTAAAACATCTTTAAGCAAAGAATGGTTTGGTGAATGTCCTATTAAAAAATGGTAAAAATAAATCTTAAACATTATATAATACCGACAAAACTACTATCTAATATAGTTGTTATATGGTGCTAAAAAATAAACTATGAAATTACAAGAAATAGCAGAATCAATTAAAGGTAAGAGAAGAAAAATGATAAAAGATAGTATTACATCTCTTATCAATTATGAAAAAAACTACTCTAAATACAAGCCAGAGGAATTAAGATTATTGTTTTCTCAATGGCACAAGGTATTTCCTCAACATAGGCAAGACATTACTTGTTCGTCTTGTAGGGCAGCAGTAGTAAAATTTTGGAAAGAAATTTATAATATATGGGCAAATGAAAAGAAAGCTGTAAAAAAGCCTGTTAAAAAATCATCAACACGCACAGGGGCTATAGCAAAAGGTGTTGGTACAAGCAAATAATTATGGGAAAGACAAAAAACAAAGTAGATGTAGTTTATGATTATATAGAACTATTAGGAGTAGAGATAAAAAACAGATTTGGTGAAGACCCTACAACCAAAGATATTTTAAGACATTTAATTGAAAGGGGTATGGTGCAACCAAAAAGATTGAGAAACTATATGATAATTGCTGACTTTGATAAGAGGTTAGTTTACAATAAGGGTAACAGAACACATACATTTATGGACTTATCTATAAAATATCACATTAGCGAAAGTCAAGCACAGAATGTTGTTTATAAAGAAAGAAAAAAGTCTGTTGCCGCAGAAAACATATCTTATTAAAAGTTTTTTCCAAAAATTAGGTAGATTATTTAGTAATAACATTTAATTTTGTAAATTATGAAAAATACTTGGTACAATATACAATCACAAGCATCTGCTAATTTTGTAGATGTTTATTTATTTGACGAAATAGGACTTTATGGTGTAACTGCACAAAGTTTTATAAATGACATTAAGGACTATAAAGAGCAACCTATTAATCTTCACATCAACTGTGTTGGCGGAGATGTATTTGAGGGTATGGCGATTTATAATGTTCTTAAAAAGAGAACTCAAAAGACAACAGTTTATATTGAAGGAATAGCAGCAAGTATGGGTAGCATTATCGCTTTAGCAGGTGATGAGGTTATTATGAGTGAAAATTCTCTCTATATGATACATAACGCTTGGGGCGGCACTATGGGTGAGGCTTCTGAAATGCGTAAATATGCTGACATATTAGAGAAATTAAGTAACGAATCTGCTGATATTTATGTTAAAAAAACAGGATTGCCTTTAGAGGAAGTGAAAGAAATGATGGATAAAGAAACTTGGCTAAATGCTGAAGAAGCGTTAGGGTTTGGGTTTATTGACACTATTTCTGACGCTGTTAAAGTTGCCGCTAAAGTTGATGTTTCTAAATTTAAAAACATTACAAGCGACAAAGTAAAACAAACCTTAAATACTAATTTAAAAAAATCAAAAATGACAGAAGATTTGAAAAATTGGTTTAGTAGTAAAATAGAAGAAGTTATTGCAACAGTAAAAGGTGATAACGAAGCTATTGAAACTGCTGAATCTACAGGTAATGTTGAGGTTGAGGTTAAAATTGCTGATAATGAAGAAGTTGCAGAAAAACTTTCTGCATTTGAAGCAAGTATAGAATCTCTTAACTCAACTATCGCTTCTTTAGAAGAGGAAATTTCTACTACTAAAGGCGAAAATGAAACTTTGAGTACAGAAGTTTTAAATTTACAGGCTAAACTAAACAAGTCTGAAGCGGTTGGCACTAAAGTTGATACTGACGGAGAGCCATCTGTTGTAAAAGAAACAGTTATGGAAGATGCTAATGCAGGTTTTTACAATGCGTTAGCAAGTCAAATTAGAAACAAATTTAATAATTAAAAAAAAATTAAAAAATGGCAAATGTAGCAAATAATAGTATAGCAGCAACATATAGTGGTGCTAACTTAAATGAATTATTTTATGAGCCTGTATTTAGAAGTGATGATATTATGAATAACTATCGTGTTATTCCTAATGTAAAACACAAAATGAATGTTTACACTTCAGCAGCTCTAACTAAAATTGTTGCACCATACACAGGTTGTTCTTCAACAAGTGGTAGCACACAATTTGACATTGATGACAAAGTAATTACTGCGGGTAGATGTAGAGTTGCTTTAGAGCAATGTACTGATGAGTTCTTTGGAACTTATATTGAGGAAATGTATAGAAATGGTGCTGATGTAATGAATGTTGAAGGTACTATGTTAGCAGACGCTATCGTAAATCGTGCTGTAAAAGGTATCGGACAAGATGTTGTAAGATTAGCTTGGGGTGGTGATTCTACTACTGCAAACTATACAGCTTTTGACGGATGGATGAAATTGATGGGTGCAGATACAACTGTAGAGGGTGCAAAAAGAGCAGTAACTTGTGCTGATTCAACAGCTCCAACAGCATCAGAGGCTTTAAGCGTAATAAGAAGAGCTTATGACGAAGCACCTGCTGCTTTACAACAAGTACCTGCGGCTGACAAAAAAATGTTCTGTACTCCTGCGGTATATAACGCATACCTACAAAATTTAGAAGGAACTTCTGCTGATTTAGCAATCACTAATCAACAAGATGGTCTTTTGAAAGTTATGTTTAGAGGTGTTGAGTTAGTACCTATGTATGAGTGGGATACTATCTTGGCTGATACTAACCCAGATATGTTTGATGTTAGTGGTACTGATTACACAAATGGTCTTTGTTATTGTGCAGTTGACAACCTAATCATTGGTTCTGATGTAACTGACCCTTCTGGTTCATTCAAAGTTTTCTATGATGATTTAGAAGAAAAAATGTTCTTTAGAGGTTACTTCAAGTTAGGAGTACAATTCTTGTACCCTTCACTTGTTCAATGGGTAATCTGTAAGGCATAATAATACTGTAATATAGAGAGGGGAAACCCTCTCTTAATTACTTTTTTTAATAACAATTTAAAATAAAAAAATTATGGCAATAGATACAGGTTTAGGTATAGGTTGTACTGACTTACAAGCAACAGGTGGAATATCTCAAATTTTGATTAGAGAGTGGGCTGCGGGTGATGCTGTCACTTATGATAATGCGACAGGAAAACACGGAATTTCATCATTAGTAGATACGGGTGCTTCAACTGCCACTTGGATGGTATATGAGTTTAAGAACGAAACACCTTCTTTGGCAATAGCAGCAACTAAAGAAAATGGCTCAACTGCTTTTGAGTGTACTTTATCTTTCTTCTTACCAAAAACAGAAGAAGCAAAATACCACGAACTACAAAACTTTTTAAATGCTTGTATGATGGCGATTGCTGTTGATACAAATGGAAAGAATTGGGTGATTGGTGTAAGTGAAAAGTATGCTAACGAAGATGTTGCTTCAAGAAATCAAACTTATGCGAATTTAAGTGGTATGGAAGGAACGACAGGTGCAGCATATTCTGAAGAGAATGGCATTACTGTTACTTTAATGGCAAGACAATTTGAGCTTCCAAGAGAGTACACAGGAACTTTAACTGTTGATACTTCAGCGTTAACAGCAACTACTAATTAATAATATTAGAATGTGAGCAAGAGGGGAAACCCTCTTTCTCTTATTCTTTTTTATGTGTAATTGTAATTCTCAAAATAATTTTGTAGATTTACCGCACTTAAAAATATATTTAATTATGGCAAATTATAGAGCAAAATTATCATCTGGCACTACTTATATAAATGGTATTAAGATTAAGTGGGCAACAGCAAGTAAAGAAGAACTTGCTTATGCTTATGAAGATTTAGGATTGCATAATCTTGTAGAAAAAGTATCACCAACAAAACCAAAAAATGAAAAAACAAAAGTCAGTACAAAAAAGAAAGTCCGTAACTCAAGCAAAAAGACAGACACAGACAAAAATACAGACGAATAAGACAAAAAAAGATGTATTTGAATTTGGCTTATTTGAGTTGGCTATTCCTCAACACATTGAAGAGCCTTTAGATTTATCTAAAATAAGAACAAAGTTTATTCCTTTTGGTCAAAATAACTTATTCCCACAATATTTAGCGGAATTAAAACGACAATCTTCTACACACAGAAGTGTTTTAGCACAAAAAACTATATTCACAAGTGGTGCTAAATTCGTAACAAACAATGAAAGTTTAAAAGAATATATTGCTGATATAAATGCTGATGGTGAGAATTTGCGTGATGTTTATAAGAAATTAGCAGATGATTATTACACTTTCGGTAATGCGTATTTAGAAATTGTTTTATATGATGGTGGTGTAAATATGTACCATTTAGATTCTACAACAGTTAGAATGGCAAAAAACAAGAAAGAAATATATGTTCACCCAGATTGGGCTAAATACCAAACGCAAAAAGATAAATTACAAGTTATTCCTCTTTACTCTCTTCAAACAGATTTACCAATGATACAGAGCAATAGATTTGTAATACACTTTAAAGATTATGAGCCTATGTTCAATTTCTATGGTTTACCAGATTATGTAGCTGCTTTAGAGCATATAGCTGTAGATTACGAGATAGGTAAATGGAATCATACGAAATTTAAAAATGGCTTTCAACCATCTGCTATTGTTGAGATTAGCGGAGATATGGGAGAAGAAGAGGCACAAAAGATGGTTAAGGAAGCACAAAAGAAATTTGTTGGTGATGGCAATAATGGTAAGATATTATTTATAGTAAAAAATGGCGACACATCACCTGCCAATGTTCAAATGATTAAAGATGACCAAGAAGGAAGTTGGTTAGACTTACAAAAAATTACAGACCAAAATATCATTACAGCACATAGATGGCAACCATCATTAAGTGGTATAGTGAGTAGTGGTAAAATGAATAATACGGGTAGTGAGATTAGAATTGCTTATGATTTAGCAATGACAACAGTAATAAGAGATACTTCAGAATTATTATTAAATGGAATCAGAAAAGTATTATTTAAAGAACTTGGTTATAAACCAGAAGAGTTGGTAATACATTACGAGCCGCCTATCTCTTATGTTACTGATATTGATGTGAAGCAAGTATTAACTATTAATGAGCAGAGAAAATTATTAGATGAAGATTTTGAATTATTAGAAGATGGCGATATGTTTATAGCGGATAGAGAGATTATAGTAACTCAAAGAGATGATGATGGTGATGGAGAAGTTGATGAAACTAAAGAGGTAACAGTAGAACAATAAAAATAAAATATAATGGCAAATGTAAGACAATATATCCCTTTAGTAACAGCAGAAGAAGTAATTAGCAATAGCTTTACAAATGCTAATACCGATACTGCTTTAATATCAAACAACACTATTGTTTTATCAGAATTAGCACACTTAAAATCTGTTATAGGAAAAGAGTTTTACGAAGAATTAAAAACTCAACATAACAATGGTACGCTAACTACTACTAATCAAGCACTAATGGATGATTTTTTAGTGCCTTGTTTAAGTTGGTTTGTTAGGTTTGAGGTAATTAACGAAATACAATATAACTCAACAAGTTCTGGGGTTGTAACTAATATTGATGACTTTGCTGATGTTATTGACCCTAACCAATTAGATGCTTATAAGCAAGATACTTACAGGAAAGCAGAGGTTTTTTTACACGATATGGTAAAGTTTTTGAATGAGGATGACCAAATTGGTAATTACCCTACATACGAAAGCAACAAACCTAATGCTTCAATAGCATATAAAAATCACGGAATTATTTTTTATGATAGTATTTACTCAAACAAAACAACATACGATAGTTGGCGACATTTTTGTATGTGTGATGATTGTTAAAATATAAAATAATATGGCTTCAAACGAACATAAAAATTTAAGTAACGCAAATCTTCATAATCCAAAAGATTTTTCTACTGCTTCTAATGATACTTTATTATCAAAAGATGATAGTGGTAATTTAGTTTGGGTAGCAAAAAGTATTATTAAAACAACAGCGTTTAAAATGCAGGGCTATACTACGGGAAATGGCTCTACTTATGAATACAGACAATTACTAACAGATGGTCAATCTCCTTATGAAATGAATACAGATTATACAAGTGGTACAGTTGGGGATGCTACTTTGGCTGTTAGTAATATATTTAGGACAGAAGGTTGGGTAGCACAAGATGATTGCACTATATTAAAGGTAAGAGGATGGATTTCCTGTAATGTGGGCACAGCAACTTTAGCTGTGTGTAAGGTAACTCCTGTAGAGGATGATTCTTCAGCACTAACTCCTGTTTTAATAGATGAAGTAACTATAACGGGTAATGGCAATAGTAATCTGTTTGAAATCAACGAAACAACATTTAGTACATCAAGTGTAAGTGCTTCTGATATTGTTTTCCCTATGATAAAAACAGGTACATCTGGTAGGATAGCGTATTTTAATGTAACAGTAGAAGTAGGATATACAAATTAAAAAAATGAAAAATAATATGAAAGATACAACAGAAGTTTTAATTGCAAATGGTGGAGTATTAGGATTAAGTTTAGCAGAATGTAATGAGATACTTCTTTTAGTATCAACTTCATTAGCAATAATTTTCACAATTTACAAGTTTTTTAAACTAAAAAATAAATAATAAAGATGGCAACAACAGTAACAGCAGCAGATTTAACAGTAACTATTACGGAAACATTAACTCTTAATGGTGTTCAATATGGCAATACTATAAATAAGACATTTAGTGGACAAGGCGAAGTTGACCAAAGAATTATGAGTGTGGCTTATGATGGAGAAGGTACATTTACAGATATATTCAATTTTGGAACAGTAGATAGTGCAGGAACAGCAGTTAAAAGTGATTATGCATATTTTAGAATCACAAATTTAGACGATACTAATTTCATAAAACTTCAAATTTATAATGGGGCAGATACATTTTGGGTAAAATTGAAAGCAGGAGAGAGTTTTATTTTGATGGATAACGAAATTGATGCTATTGACACCTCTACAACATTTGGTGCATTTGCAGATGTAACCAAAATATCTGGGTTGGCAGACACAGCGTCTTGTGATATAGAGTACACAGTAGTAACTGCTTAATAACTTATAATGGCTAAAATAAAAGCATTTGTTTATAGAGGTAATTCTCGTAAGAAGAGAAAGGGCGTACATTCAAAAAATGCTTCAAAAGGTCAGAGTGGTTATAAGAAAAAATATAAAGGTCAAGGAAGATAAAAATATAAGATATGCCTTGTTACGAATGTGAAAATGGATTATGGCGATTTGGAGAGAATGGTAAATGCCAATACTCTACAAAATCTCAATGTGAGGAAGCTAATAAAGATTATTACGCAGAAGAAACTTATGACGATTATCCACAGGCAGCTTCAGATAATGCTGCAAGAGCATTAAAATGGTTGGATGAGAACGATAATCCAAATGATTGTCTAACGCCTGTAGGATTTGCCAGAGCCAACCAACTCAAGAATAGAGAAAAACTTTCAAGGAAAACTATAGCTCGTATGGCTTCATTCAAAAGACATCAGAAAAATAAAGATGTTCCTTATGAGGAAGGATGCGGTGGTATTGCTTGGGATTGTTGGGGCGGTGATGAAGGTATTAATTGGGCTATAAAAAAATTAAAAGAAATAGATAAAGAAAATATGGCAAAAAGAAAGAAATACTACTCTGATGATGAGCACGACCATCACTTTCATTTTACTCAAGAAATGATGGATGTCCTACACGAAGAAGGACAGCTAGAAGTAATTGTAGAAGGACAGATGGTTATATTATTTACTTACGGTGATGAAGAGGTAGAAGATTACGATACAGAAGAAGAAGTAGAAATAAAAAATACATTTGGAAGTTATTTTGAAGAGGTTATTCAAAACCTTAAAGATTCAAAATAAACAACTAATGAAAGCCAACATATTAATAATCAGAGATGAATTTACTGAAAAATCTACTTTAGGGAAACTCTACCTAAACGGAGAATTTTATGGACATACGCTTGAATTAGCTTGGAAAGATAACGAAAAAAATGTATCTTGCGTACCGAAAGGGGTTTATGAAGCAAGAAAGAGAAGTGGAGATGAAAGTGCTAAATATAAGTATCAACATATAGAAATACTTGATGTACCTGATAGGTCAAAAATCCTCATACACATAGGAAATTACCCAAAATCAACACAAGGATGTGTGTTATTAGGGGGCACAAGAGCATTAAATTTTGTAGGAAATAGTAGAAAAGCATTTTACTCTTTTATGTATGACTTGCAAGATTTTGAAGAATTAGAAGTTGTAATTAAAAACAGATAATATTAACTAAATTAAATTAAATTATGGATTTTATCACACAAAATTGGTTAGAGTTATTAATCGGATTAATGGCTTTCCTAAAAGTTATTACTAATTTAACACCAACAGAAAAAGACAATAAGGTTTTTGGTTGGCTTGATTCAGTAATTGATGCAGTTATTCCTAACTATAAAAAATAAGATATGTTACAGAAATGGTTAGGACAAGCAATAGTTTCTGGGGGGATTAAACCTGTAACAGAACTATTAAAAGCGGTTAAAGAACTCTTTACTGATAGCAAGGGTAAATGGAGTTCTAAAAGAACAATTAGCGGTGTAATTGTAGTTACAGCAAGTATGTATAT